CTGATAAAAGCACAGAAGATAACGATTGGATAGGATATGATCGCCTAATATTCGCAGTGGGAAAGAGTGGTATTGATTTTGGTAAACAATTAGCAGATGACTATGAATTAACTACTGAGCCTAAACCTGTACAAATAGGTGTTAGATTTGAAGCTCCCCAACACCACTTCCAAAAACTAATCGATATTAGCTACGATTTCAAATTGTACCGCAAATTCGATAATGGTGTTTCACTTCGTTCGTTTTGTACTAATAATAATGCTGCTTATGTAGCTGTTGAACAAACCTACGGGGATGTTAGCTATAACGGACATGCTAAAAAAGGTGAGGAACATAGAAATAACATGACTAACTTTGGAATTCTAATGGAAATCCCAGGTATTAAAGAACCCTTTGCTTGGTCACGAGAATTAGTAGAAACTATTAATCGAAATTGGATGGATTCCGATAAAGGTATTGGTAGATTTGCTCGTAAAGCACATTCCGGTTTATATTATTCCCCATCCCGTGATAGAGGAGTAACTAGTGAGGGCAATAAGATTGATGCTATGCCGGTTACATCATTAGATGTAGTTAAAAAAGCATTTAAGGGTTACTATACCTACATTGATGACTTCATTGATGATCTGAAAAAAGTATTCCCGACATTAGGAGATGATTGGGGTGTTTATGTTCCCGAAGTAAAATATTTATCACCGGAACCTTTAGTTAATTACGATAATCTATCATTAAACGATTACCCAAATGTCCACTTTGTAGGAGACGCTCTCTCAGCTAGAGGCATCACAGTATCAGGAGCACAAGGGACTTATGTAGCAGAAAATATTTTAAAAAAAAATGGATCAAAATAACAAGTGGCCTAAGTCAAAAAAATTAAAAACCCCTGATGGAACTATAGTACATTACTGGGATGGTAAATTACACAATTGGGATGGTCCTGCTCTCATACGTGAGGGTGTTTACCGACAAAGGGAATATTATATTTATGGAGTCCTCCATACTGAAGATGAATGGAAGGAAGTTAAACGAGATAAGAATGGGGTACCTTGGTATAAGAACCCTTCAATGAGAGAATCAATCCGAAACGCAGGTTAAAATGAAAATAGGTTTTTGTGGGACACAATCAGTAGGTAAAACAACGCTTGTAAAGGCGTTAAAAGAATTACCTGAATTTAAGGATTATAATTTTGCAACTGAACGTAGTAAATATCTTAATTCATTGGGAATACCATTGAATCATAAAACTACTATTGAGGGTCAAACTATATTTCTAGCAGAACGTGTTACGGAATTGATGCAAGAAAAAATTATCACTGATAGAACAATTATTGATGTGATGGCTTTTACTAAATGTGCTACTCATACTAGTTATATAGATGCGGACGCCTTTGAAACATATGCTAAACGCTTCCTTTACCAATACCATTACATATTTTATATTTCTCCTGATGGGTTAGATATTGAAGATAACGGAGTTCGTGAAACAAATTCAAAATATAGAAATGAAATTGATGAAACTATTCAAAAACTTTTATTTAAACATCGTCCTGTCTTTTATACTATTAGTGGAACGACTGAAGAACGTATTGCTCAAATTTTAAAAACTATTAACTATTAATATTTATAATCATGGAATCTTGGAAAATATATGTTATTATAAACGTACTTTTTGTACTTTTGTTTACCTTTATTTATTTTAAAAATAAAAAAATAACTAAAGATCAAATAAAAACTAATAAAGAGGAAGTAAAAGTAGTAAAAGCTAAAATTCAAAAAGTAGAAGCACAAAAAGTAAAAACTGTAAAAGCTATTAAAAATCAAGAAGTTAAAACATCTGAAATAAAAGCTAAAGTTAAAGGTACTACTACTGCTAAAAAAACTACTGAAGACTTCGAAAAGAAGTATAGAAAAAAATCATGAAACAACTACTAACGTTACTATTATTAGGAATATCTAGTATTTGTTTTTCACAAGACACTCTTCAAATTCCTTCATCGGAACTTGAGGAGTTTTTCTTGGCCCTAGATACTTTACAATCCCAAGATTCAATTAAAACTATTTATATTTCAAATTTAGAGTCTGAAATTTTTCTACTTCAAAATTTAACTCAACAAGATAGTTTATTGTTAGCTTACAAAACTCAAGAAATTCAATTACTAAATGACCAAATTGAATTGTATGATAAACGTTTAAATCAAGTAGATAAATGGTATAATAAACCTTGGATAGGGGTGGTAGGTACTATACTTTTTTTAAACGCTATAGATTACACACTTCCTAAATGAGTGATTTAAAAAAAATAATAAGACAGGAATATGTAAAGTGTGCTCAAGATCCTATACACTTTATGAAAAAGTATTGTATGATCCAGCACCCACAAAGAGGTAGAATCCAATTCCATTTATATCCTTTCCAAGAAAAAGTCTTAAAATTATTTCAAGACAATCCCTATTCGATTATTTTAAAATCGCGTCAATTAGGCATTTCAACATTATCTGCGGGGTACTCGCTATGGATGATGCTTTTCCATGAAGATAAGAATATTTTATGCATAGCTACCAAGCAAGAAACCGCTAAAAACATGGTTACGAAGGTTAAATTTATGTATGAAAATTTACCTTCATGGCTTAAAGTAGATTTTGAAGAAAATAATAAATTAACTCTTAGACTAACAAACGGATCTCAAATTAAAGCTACATCAGCCTCTAGCGATGCAGGTAGATCAGAAGCAGTTTCTCTTCTACTAATCGATGAGGCTGCTTTTATTGACAATATTGGGGAAATCTGGGCTTCAGCTCAACAAACACTTGCTACGGGTGGAGGCTGTATAGCTCTTTCAACACCTTATGGTACTGGAAATTGGTTCCACCAAACATGGATTAGGGCCGAATCAAGTGAAAATGAATTTCTACCTATTAAATTACCTTGGTATGTTCACCCTGAACGTGATCAAGTATGGAGAGATAGACAAGATGAATTACTAGGGGATCCTAGGATGGCAGCACAAGAATGTGATTGCGATTTTAGCACCTCTGGAGATATTGTATTTTATGCTGAGTATATAGAATATATTGAAAAATCCACAATCAGGGAACCTTTAGAGAGGCGCGGAGCCGATCAAAACTTATGGATTTGGGAATCCGCCGACTACTCAAGACAATACTTAATCTCAGCAGACGTTGCAAGAGGAGATGGTAAAGACTACTCAGCATTCCACATTTTCGATATTGAATCAGCTACACAAGTAGGCGAATATAAGGGCCAAGTTGGTACTAAGGATTTTGGCAATATTTTAGTAGCAATTTCTACCGAATACAATAATGCCCTACTTATAGTTGAAAATGCTAATATTGGATGGAGCACCATCCAAACTATTATTGAACGCAATTACCCTAACTTATACTATTCCCCCAAATCGGATAATATTAACATAGATTCCTACCTACAGAATTATGAAAATGATTCAAGTATGACAGCGGGTTTTACCATGTCAACTAGAACCCGCCCTATGGTAATAGGGAAATTTCAAGAATATGTAGCAGATAGAGGAGTAACAATTCAATCAAAACGTTTATTAGGAGAGATGAAAACGTTTATATGGAAACACGGCAGAGCAGAAGCCCAGGGGGGATACAATGATGACCTAATCATGAGCTTCGGTATGGGATTATACGTTAGAGACACAGCATTAAAATTCAAACAACACGGAGTAGATATAACAAAGGCAGCCTTAGGATCCTTCTCAAAAACCACAACCAACTATCAAGGAGCATATTTCTCCACAGGACTAGACAACCCATACACTATGGATAATGGAAAAGGGGGGACTGAGGATTTTAGTTGGCTTTTGTAATATTTATTCGTATATTTAATATACTATGGCCGATACAAGCATATTTACAAGATTAAAGAGATTATTCTCTACGGATGTAATCATTCGTAACACTGGAGGAAATCAACTTAAAGTTTTAGACTTTGATGAATTCCAACAAGCAGGCCAATTAGAAACCAATTCTATGGTTGATAGGTACAATCGTTTGTACACTACTAACTCAATAGGAATTTACAATCCTGGAATAAATTACCAAACCCTTAGACCACAACTTTATAGGGATTACGAAGCTATGGATACTGATGCTATTATTGCCTCAGCTCTTGATATATTAGCAGATGAATCTACCCTTAAAAATTCAATGGGAGAGGTAATCCAAATAAAAAGTTCGGATGAAAACCTACAAAAAATTCTATATAATTTATTTTATGACGTATTAAATATAGAATTTAACTTATGGATGTGGGTTCGCCAAATGTGTAAATACGGTGATTTCTTCCTTAAATTAGAAATAGCAGATAAATTTGGTGTTTATAATGTCATTCCCTATACTGCTTATAATATCATAAGAGAAGAAAAAATTGGAGAAAACAAACATGATGTAGAAGTTAAATTTAAATTTGATCCTGATGGGTTAAGTGGAGGTGGTGAATATGGGGGTTATTATGGAACCTCTACTTCAACCTCAGATTATAACAACCCAAATGCTATCTATTTTGACAACTACGAAATTGCC